TCGGTCATGTTGGATCCAGTTCAGTCTTATGGGTTCAATCTTGGGCAGCAAAGTATCCGCAATGCGGCAGCCGCGTTCATTGAGACAACAGATATGGCGCTCACAGGTTCCAACAACCACGTATTCCCGCCCACCCACCTGCGCAGCGGCGCACATGTCACGCGCCTTGCCCTCACGCGATCCGCGCCACGCGGCCAAGCCAGTGTCGCAACCGAGCGCGGATTGAGCGTTTCCGACAACAAAAACGGCCCCCGAAGGAGCCGCTCGCATCTCAAATCCTGTCACGCATCATCGACGCGCAGCGCGATATCACATGAAGCCCAGTTCCAGCCGTGCCTCATCTGACATCATTTCCATCCCCCATTGCGGATCGAAGGTCATGTCAACATTGACCGACTTCACCCCCGCAAGAGGCTCCACCGCGTCCACCACCCATCCCGGCATCTCCCCCGCAACAGGGCACCCGGGCGCGGTGAGCGTCATCGTGACATTCACATCGTTTTCAGAATTGATATCAATGGTATAGATCAAACCCAGATCATAGATATTGACCGGAATCTCCGGATCAAACACCGTCCGGCACGCGTCCACAACATCCTCGTAAAGCGGATGGTCGGTCGTCGAAGGCCGGATCAACGGCGTCCCCTCAACAGGGTCCGTCTCGGCATCAAGGGGCGATTGGTGTTCGGAATTCATGGCTCTCTCGCACATATTGTCGACCGTTTATATAGGAATTCTACAGCAAAGGTCCAGAGCCTGCGGAGCCGATTGTAGCGTTGTAGCGTGACACGTAGATCTGCAGTGTTTGACACGAAGAGTTGCAGCACGTGGAAAACGACGCAAGCACTCTCTACCGCGCCGGAAGGATGGCCCAGTAGCTACCGCCCCAGTTGCCGCCCTTGGCGCACAGGGCGGATTCCGGTCATTCGCTGCGGATACGAAACAAACGGTGGCGATGGCCAAAGCGGACCTTTGTCGTCCACAATGCACCGCTTCAGAGGAAGCCAACCATAAGGTCGGCCGACTGTCATGCCATGTCTTGCAGTAGTTACCGGGCGTTTGCTTCAAAAGTGACAGAAAACGTTTCCTTTTGGTCTAAGCGTCGGCTATCCCTCTTGAAAAGAGGACCGCCCCTTCAGCCCACCAGTGAGAGTCGGTCCAAGATTCAGGAAACTAAATGAGAATGATTGATGGACGGCGCAAAACAGTCGAGTTGAACGGTTATTTAAAGCAGAACCTCCATTACACACTGCATATTCTGTATTGTTCACGCATGTTCCGTCACCCGATCAGAGCCACTAGGATACTCCCAACGGTGGGGAATACCTGACATGGCAACACATACACCCGAACGAGCTCTTGAGGATGCGCTGCTAGCCAAACTGAAGGACCTGAAATACGAATATCGACCCGACATACGTGACAGGGTAGCGCTAGAAGAAAATTTCAAAACAAAGTTTGAAGCCTTAAACCGCGTCACACTTTCTGACGGTGAGTTCCGACGCCTCCTCGACGACGTTGTTAATCCCGACGTTTTTGAAGCAGCTCGATCCCTCCGTGATCGGGAAACATTTATACGCGATGACGGCACGCCGTTGAATTACACCCTCGTCAACATCAAAGACTGGTGCAAGAACACCTTCGAGGTCATCAACCAACTCCGCATCAATACCGACAACAGCCATCATCGCTACGATGTCATTCTCCTGATTAACGGCGTGCCCGTTGTTCAGATTGAGCTGAAAACGCTTGGGTTAAGCCCTCGCCGAGCGATGGAACAGATCGTCGAATACAAAAATGATCCGGGGAATGGTTACACCAAAACGTTACTCTGCTTTATTCAATTATTTATCGTCAGCAACCGCGATGAAACTTTGTACTTTGCGAATAATAACGCTCGACACTTTGCTTTCGATGCAGACGAACGGTTTTTACCGATCTATCAGTTTGCCGATCAACAGAATGCGCCGATTGCGCACCTTTTCGACTTCGCAGATCATTTTTTGGCAAAGTGCACGCTTGGTCAAATGATCAGCAAGTATATGGTGCTTATCGCCAGCGAACAGAAATTGCTGATGATGCGCCCCTACCAAATCTATGCCGTCAAAGCGATTATCGACTGCATCAACCAGAACTGCGGCAATGGTTACATCTGGCATACGACAGGATCAGGCAAGACGCTCACGTCGTTCAAAGCATCTACCCTGCTAAAATCGAACGATGGTATCCATAAATGCCTCTTCGTCGTTGATCGCAAGGACCTCGACCGTCAAACCCGCGAAGAATTCAACCGGTTTCAAGAAAACTGCGTTGAGGAAAACACCAACACAGCAGCGCTGGTTCGCCGCCTCCAATCGGATGACTATGCGGACAAGGTCATCGTCACGACAATCCAGAAACTTGGGCTGGCCCTCGATGAGAACAGCAAGCACAACAAACAGAAGATTGCGAAGGGGCAGTCCACCTTCAAACAGCAGCTTGACCACCTCCGCGACAAACGGATGGTCTTCATTTTTGATGAATGCCACCGGTCCCAGTTCGGCGAGAACCACAAAGCCATCAAAGAATTCTTCCCGAATTCCCAGCTCTTTGGCTTCACAGGGACACCAATCTTCCCGGAGAATGCAACGGTCAAGCAAATCGAGGGCGACGTTGCCACCCTGCGCACGACCAAGGACCTTTTCCAGAATGAATTCCCGACCTACACTATCACACATGCAATCGAGGATCGGAACGTCCTCCGCTTCCATGTGGATTACTACAAGCCAAAACAGGCCGCATCGCTCAAGCCCGGTCAAACGCTGACAAAGCAGGCCGTCACGTCTGCTATTTTAGAAAAGCACGATGCGGCAAGTGGAGGCCGACGCTTTAATGCCCTGTTGGCTACGGCGTCGATCAATGATGCGATCGAGTATTACAATACCTTCAAGGAACTCCAAGCCGAGCGGCTGTCATCCGATCCCGAATTCGAGCCGCTGAAGATCGCCGCTGTCTTCTCTCCGCCAGCGGAGGGCAACCCCGACGTTCGGCAGATCCAAGAAGACCTCCTTCAGGAAAGAGAAGACAACAAGCATGATCCTGAAGGCAAGAAAACAGCGCTCAAAGCCATCATCGCGGACTACAATCAACGGTACGGCACCAACCACGACATCAACAACTTCGACCAGTATTATCAGGACGTCCAGAAGCGCATCAAGGACCAACAGTTTCCCAATCGCGACTTGCCCGGCAAAGGCGCGGAAAAAATCGACATCACTATCGTTGTCGACATGCTCCTCACGGGCTTCGACTCTAAGTACTTGAACACGCTCTATGTAGATAAAAACCTAAAGCACCATGGTCTGATCCAAGCATTTTCCCGCACCAACCGCGTTCTAAACGCGACAAAGCCCTACGGTCACATCCTCGACTTCCGCAACCAACAGGACAACGTGGACGAAGCAATTGCGATGTTCTCCGGTGGTAAATCCGACAAGGCGCGGGAAATCTGGCTGGTCGACAAGGCTCCTGTTGTCATCGATCAATTCCGGGAAGCAGTTGCCGATCTCGACAAGTTCATGAAGTCGCAAGGGCTGGACGCGAATCCCGATCAGGCAAACAAGCTTAAAGGTGACGACGCACGCGCCCAGTTCATCAATCGTTTCAAAGAAGTGCAGCGCCTTCAGACGCAGCTCGACCAGTATACTGACCTGACGGACGATCAGCGCGAGCAGATCGAACAGACCCTACCCAAGGATGATCTGCGCGGCTTCCGTGGCGTTTATCTCGAAGCGGCGCAACGGCTCAGAGAGCAACAGGGCAAAGTCGGAGGGGATGGCGAACCGGCGAATCCAGAGATCGATCAACTCGATTTCGAGTTCGTTCTCTTCGCATCGGCCGTCATCGACTATGACTACATCATGAAGCTGATTGCAAAGTATTCGGGTCAAGATCCGAAGAAGGTAAAGATCAGCCGCGAACAGCTCATCGGTTTGATCCAATCCGACGCAAAGTTCATCGACGAGAAAGAAGAAATTACTGAATACGTTCGATCCCTGACCGAAGGCGAAGGACTTGATGAGGCTGCGATCCGAGGCGGCTATCAAGAGTTTAAGGCCGAAAAACAGTCGAAAGAGCTAATCGAAGTCGCACAGACGCACGGGCTGACGGGTGAGTCACTTTCGGCCTTTGTTGACACCATTCTTCAGCGCATGATTTTTGATGGCGAACAACTGACCGATTTGATGGAGCCGCTGGACCTCGGCTGGCGTGAACGGCGCGAACGTGAACTTGCCCTCATGAGTGATCTGGTGCCGCTTCTCAACAAACGGGCCAATGGGCGCGAAATTTCGGGGCTGAATGCTTATGAGCAAGGTGCTGCACGATGACAGGTGGATGGCAGACTCCAGTTGTGCCGATGCTGCGCTTCCCAGAATTCAGGGATGCGCCTGATTGGACGCTACGACGCGGTGACATCCTTTTCGATCAGATCAACAACCGGAACGCCGAACAAGGCCTGCCGGTGCTTGCAATTACCCAAGAGTATGGTGCCATCCCCCGCGACATGATCGACTATCATGTCTCCGTCTCATCTAAGAGCGTGGCGACTTACAAAGAAGTCCAAGTAGGCGATTTCATCATCAGTCTAAGATCCTTTCAGGGAGGGATCGAATACTCGCGATATCACGGCATTTGCAGTCCTGCGTATGTGATACTTCGCAAAAAAGGTGACGGCCCGGATGACTTTTATAGACACTGCTTTAAATCCCAACGGTTCATTCGACAGCTGACACAAAATATCGAAGGGCTTCGCGATGGAAAAATGATAAGCTATGCTCAATTCTCTGAGCTCCTCATCCCAGCTCCGGAACCTTCTGAACAACAGAAAATTGCAGACTGCCTTAGTTCGCTGGACGTACTAATGGCCGCTGAAAATGAGAGACTGGAACTCCTCCGCAAACATAAGCGAGGATTAATGGAGCAGCTATTCCCTGAGTTGGGCAAAACCATTCCGCGCCTCGGTGGGCAAGACAAATGGCAATCGGTCAAACTCGACGATGTCGTGTACTACCAAGAGGGGCCGGGGATCATGGCCGCGGACTTCCATGATGAAGGAATACCATTGGTAAGACTCTCCGGCGTCGCCCAAACCACAGTTTCGTTAGACGGCTGCAACTACCTCGATCCAACCAAGGTTGCGCAGAAGTGGGAACATTTTAGACTGGCAGTCGGTGATTTGGTTATTTCAACCAGTGCGTCGTTCGGTCGTGTATCAAAGGTAACAGAGATTGCAGAAGGATCGGTCTTTTACACTGGTCTCGTACGGTTCCGCTCAACTGATGAAAGATTAAGCTCGGCATTCTTACAGCTTTTCTTGGAATGCCCTTACTTCATGCAACAGGTGAGTTCGCACGCAGTCGGTGGTGGCATCCAGCATTTCGGTCCAACTCATTTGCGCCAGATGCAGATCCAAATTCCAAGCTTAGACACTCAAGAACATGTCGCTGAGGTCTTCTCCAATCTGGAGAGTTGCATCGAGGGGCAGACCCGTAAGTTGGATTTTCTTCACCAACACAAACAAGGGTTGCTTCAACAACTCTACCCTGCTTTGGCGGAAGAGTAAAAATGAGCAACGCACTGAAGATTCACAAGTATGCAAACCTGACGACGCTCGCAACTAGACTTCGCAACGATCTCGAAACCACGCATTGCATCTTGCTCTATGCCTATAACCGCACAGGCAAGACGCGGTTATCGATGGAGTTCAAAGACATCAGCAAACGAAAGGCGAATGGGACATCGGACACGCTTTATTTCAACGCGTTCACCGAAGATTTGTTCGTCTGGCACAATGATCTTGACGATGACATCGACCGGCACTTGAAGATCAACGAAAACTCGACTTTTTTCGATGGACTCAGGGACTTGGCGCTGGACGAGACGATTGCGGGTTATCTGTCGCGCTATGCGGATTTCAGTTTTGATATCGACTACGACAAGTGGGTTGTGACCTTTAGCAAGGGCGAAGAACAGCAGATCAAGATTTCGCGTGGTGAAGAAAAGATCTTCATCTGGTGCATGTTCATGGCTATCTGTGAACGGGTCATAGACGGACTCGCATCGTATGAACGGGTCAAGCACCTTTACATCGACGATCCCATTTCATCGCTGGACGACAACAATGCCATTGCCATCGCCTGTGATTTGGCTGCGCTTTTGCGCAAAGCGGCAACACGCAAAAATTCAAAAGGTGAGCCCGACCCACTCAGAACGGTGTTCTCGTCTCACCACGCCTTGTTTTTCAACGTCATGTGCAACGAGATCGGCAGGAAAAAGCTCGACGAAGAGAAAGTCAGCACCAAGCGGTATTTCCTGCACCGCCCGGATTCCGAAGGTTCTTTGACGCTGCGAGCCACCAACGATACGCCCTACTTCCACCATGTCGCGACGCTGGCCGACCTCCGAAAGTGCGTGGAGTCCGGAAAGCTATACACATACCATTTCAATGCCTTACGGAGCATTCTTGAGAGAACAGCAAGCTTCCTCGGCCATGAAGACCTGCGCATATGCCTTGAAGGGTTGGATGACGAAGCCCTCTACAACCGCGCCCTGAACCTATTGAGCCACGGCAAGTATGCCATCACGGAACCGGTTGAAATGGTCGAAGACAACAAAGTGCTTTTCAAACGCATCCTTGATGATGTTGTCACTAAATTCGGGTTTGCGGTTCCAGAGCTTGCTCCTGCTGCCCCACAACAGAAAGCTACCCCATGACAGACCAAGATCAAAAACAGCTCGGCAAAACGCTCTGGGGTATTGCCGATAACCTTCGCGGCTCGATGAACGCAGACGACTTCCGCGATTACATGCTGGCATTCCTTTTCCTACGTTACCTCTCAGACAACTACGAGCAGGCAGCGAAGAAGGAACTCGGGCGTGACTACCCCGATCCCAAAGCCATCGGCAACGGTGGGCGATCCTCCCTATCAGTCTGGTACGAACAGAACCCCGACGATACGTCTGCGTTCGAGAAGCAGATGCGGCTAAAGGCCCACTACGTGATCCGCCCGGAGCATCTTTGGGCCAGCATCGCGCACATGGCGCTCAAGCAAAACGGCGAGCTGTTAAACACACTTCAGGCTGGCTTCAAATACATCGAAAACCAATCGTTCCAGAGCACCTTCTCCGGGCTATTTTCGGAGATCAATCTTGGTTCCGACAAGCTGGGCAAGACCTATGCCGACAGGAACGCCAAGCTTTGCACGATCATTACGAAGATCGCGGAAGGACTGGCAGAATTTTCTACTGACGTTGATACGCTTGGCGACGCTTATGAATTCCTTATCGGTCAGTTTGCTGCCGGTTCGGGCAAAAAGGCTGGGGAGTTTTACACACCTCAACGGGTTTCAGACATTCTTTCCATGATTGTCACGCTTGACAGTCAGGAGCCAAAGACGGGAAAACGAAAGCATCTCGCCAGTGTTATGGATATCGCCTGTGGATCTGGCTCGCTGTTGCTCAATGTCCGAAAGCAAATGGGGCCACAAGGTATCGGCAAGGTCTTCGGCCAAGAGAGCAACATAACGACCTACAACCTCGCACGGATGAACATGCTTTTGCATGGCATGAAAGATACTGAATTCGAAATATTTCACGGCGACACGCTGGCAAACGACTGGGATGCGCTTCGCGAGGCCAACCCGGCCAAGAAACCCAGTTTTGATGCAGTGGTAGCCAATCCACCGTTCAGCTTACGCTGGCAACCAAGTGAGACCTTGGGCGAAGACGTCAGGTTCAAGAACTATGGGCTAGCTCCTAAGTCAGCCGCAGACTTTGCATTCCTTTTGCATGGCTTTCATTTCTTGAAGGACGACGGCGTCATGGCCATCATCCTACCACACGGAGTTTTGTTTCGTGGTGGAGCGGAAGCCAAGATTCGGCGCAAACTCTTGAGCGACGGACACATCGACACCGTTATTGGACTGCCAGCAAACCTCTTCTACTCAACTGGCATCCCAGTCTGCATCCTTGTTCTGAAAAAGTGCAAGAAGCCGGATGACGTCCTTTTCATCAACGCATCAGAGCACTTCGACCGTGAAAAACGGCAAAACACCCTCTCTGACAAGCATATCGAACAGATCGTCAAGACGTACCAAGACCGGCCAGAGAAAATTGAACGGTATGCGCGGCGCGTCGGAATGGATGAAATTGAGGCCAACGATTTCAACCTGAACATCTCGCGGTATGTCAGTACTGCAAAAGACGAAGTGGCAGTCGATCTTGCGGCAACGCATAGGGACCTTGTCGAAATCGAATTGCAAATTCGAGAAGCTACAGCTAAGCACAATAGCTTTCTCAAGGAGCTAGGCCTCAAGCCGTTGCCAACCGCTGAGTGATCCGACGCAGACGGATTTAATAATTGCCCCGGTTCGGCGCGCAGCAACAGCAAAGTCCGCACGCCGACATTTCATGCTGCGTTCTTCACGAATGGCCGCAATGACGGGCCGCACCGCAGCATTTGCAGGTGGTAGCCAATGGCGGCAAAGGGCCGTCATTCATGCCCCCCGACGCCACCGCGCCGGGGAGACACCTCCTCCCTCAGCCCACAGCAAAATTGCTGATCAACAGTTCCGCCCGCATCGGTGCTCGGTCGGTTTTATTCCCCACCGTATAGCTGGTGGTGACCTCCGCCAGCTGCGCCCAATCGAACAGTTTGCGGATCTCCGGCACGTCGTTAATCGACAAGATAAACCGCCCTTTAACGCCTCGTAAAACCGCCGCCATCCGCGCGAAGTCGTCGCGGGAGAACATCTCCTTGCCATAATCGGTCTCGCAGCCCCAATAAGGCGGATCGAGGTAGAACAGCGTCCCTGCCCCGTCATATCGCGGGAGGAACTCCGCCCAGTCGAGGCACTCGATCACCACCCCAGAAAGCCGCGAATGCAGATCCTCGAGCATCGGTTCCAGCGTGGTCAGGTTGAACCTTCCGGGGCGATCTTTGGAGACGCCAAAGTTGCGGCCGGAGACCTTCCCGCCAAACGCCGTGCGCTGGAGATAGAGGAACCGCGCGGCGCGCTCGAGGTCGGTGAGGGTCTCGGGATTGGTCTCGACGAGGCGATAAAACTCCGCCCGCGTGGTGAGCTGGAACCGCAGGATCTCGAGGAACTGCGGATAGTGCCGCTGCAGGATCCGGAACAGGTTCGAGACGTCTCGCCCGTAGTCATTGATCACCTCGGAGCGCGGCCGTGTAGACCGCCGCAAGAAGATCCCACCCATGCCGACAAAGGGCTCGGCATAGACGGCGCAGGGCGTGGCATCGATCAGCGCGGTGATGCGCTTGGCGAGGTTGCGTTTGCCGCCCAGCCATGGGGCCACGGGGGCCGTGGGTTGGGCCGAGAACATTTGGGGAATATTTTCCCCGATTAGGTCTTGATTGCTCATGTAGAATCGCCTCAGGAAGGGCCCTCGCTCGCGAGCGATGGGCGCGGTCAGAAGCATGCGATGATCGGCGGGTAAGCCTCAGAAACTATCCCGTGTTGAAGGGCGCTGCCACGCCCTTTAGCCGCCCGCTCGGGGCGCTAACTCTATTTTAGACGAGACCCGGCGCGCTCATTGATGTGGATCATTTGGGCGCTCCTTTTGTGGCTTCAAATTCTGTGGTGAGGCTGTTTGCGAGACGGTGGCGGACACGGGTCAGATGCCAGATCCCGTCCAGCTCGGGGCGCAGGCCGGTGAGGGAGGTTGTGCCGCCCGCCATCAGCTCCGGCGCGAAGCCCGCGACCTGCACCGAGATCTTCAGGCTGGCGCGCTCCGCTTTGGAGAGTTCCGCCTCGGCGGCGCGAACGGCATCCGCCTCGCAGGCATGAATATGGCGCAGGCGGCGGACAGGCTTGCCCTGCCCGCGCGTGAGTTTGTGGCGTTTGGCGCTGCCCGCATCGGACCATTCTGCCTCGATCGTCCGGTAGCTGGCGCGGCCTTCCAGCTGCCAGCGCCAAGTCGAGAGCTGCGCGCGGGTCAAGGCAACGGGCGGCAGATCCTCGCCCGCCGCGGTCTTGCCCTCGCCACGTTTGGAGACCACCAGCGCCCCGCCTGCGGGTTTGGCCGTCGCGTCCAGCGTGGCGGCGATCCGCGTCAGGAAGTGCAGATTGCTCTCGGCGGTCTGCGCCAGATAATCCCAGAGCTGGCCAGTGATTGATTCCGAGACCACAGGCTTTAACCCCGCCTCGCCTGCGATTTTTGCGGCGATATCGCCGAGCGACACGTTTTGCCACGCTCGCGTCTGCGGCGCACGGATCGCCCCTTTCATATCGGCGGGCGTGGCGGTGACCTCGATCACCTGCGCGGGGCCTTCGCCACTCACCCCGTCCACCGCGAACCGGCCCATCGGGATCAGCGCTGCCCCTTTGAACCCGAGGAAGACCTCGAGCACAGTCTCCATATCGGGAAACTCCAGCGCGCCATCGCGATCATCGAAGGCGAGGCCAAGCTGGTCGGATTTGGTACCATCCTCGTCCGAGATCTCCAGCGAGATCAGCCGATCCCGCAGCGTGGCGGTGACATCGCCACCATTGGCCAAGATTAGGAAGTCGGGGGTCATGCGCGCCCCCAGAGTTTGATCGTGCCGCTGGCGACAGGACTTGAGACCACGGGCAGCGTGATGAGGATGCCTGCCGCATAAACTGGCCCAAGATCCGCCAGCCCCGGATTGGCCGCCAGCATGGCGGGCGCGTGGCTCTCGTCGCCAAGAAGCTCGCGGCAGATCGCATCGAGCACATCGCCCTGTTTGGTGCGGTACTGGCTCATAGCAGGCCCCCAACTTTATCGCGGCCATAGGCGCGCAGAGACAGCGAGAACTCGATCTTGCGCGGCGCACCATCGGCCAGAAACACCGATTTATGTTCCTCCACCGAGGTGATCGCCCAACGCTCCCAGATCCAGCCCAGCCCATCGACCAGCATCAGCGGCTGGCCAAGCCCCGCCACCGCGCGCATCCCCTCGACCTGCCGCAGCCCGCCCTTGAACGCGGGATAAATTACCCCTTCCAGCGTGATCTCCTGCGCGTCCGGCCCGAGGAATTGAAGCGCAGGCGCGCGGCCTGCGCGGTCCACCTTCTCCCAGCGAAACGACGCCGAGCGCTTGAAACTCTGATAGGCGGCGGCATTCACCCCGAACCGAAACGTGCCGAGCGCCATCATCACCAGACTAGCCAGCATAATCGCCTCCATCGTGCAGGGCAGATCCTTGCGCGAATTTTTCCAATTCGCGGCGCACCGCACGGGCAATGTCTAGCGGTGACTGGCTTGGATGGGCATGGATGACCACATCGCCCATCGAGAACTGCGCGCCTGCGCGTTGGCCGGACCGCATCGCCCGCACTTCCCGGTTCGAGATCACCGAGCCGTCAGACTGCGGTGAGAAGAATTCTTCGCCCTCCTCCATCCAGCGATAGATCTGGCCCGCGCGCACGGCACCTCCCAGCGCGCGGCCCGGAGGCGGTGGGCCTGCGGGTGAGGAAGCGGGTGCGCCGCCCGCCTCACCGGCCTCCGGCGCATCTTCGCCAGACACCCAATTCCACGCGTCCTGCATCCAGTCCGGCACGATGCCGGAAAGCTTGGCCTGAATGGCCTCCACCATGCCGGTGAGTACCGACCAGATCCCCTCGCCGAGGCTTTTGATCAGGGCCACCCCTGCGCCGAACAGATCGAAGTCAAACGCCGATTTGAGGGCATTCGTGACGTCCTCGAATGTCCAGCCGGTGACATAGGTAAAGAAGCTTGTCGCGGCCTCGAACATCAGGGTGAACGGGTTGAACTCGGCGATCAGCTTGAGGACGCCGCTGAGCAGCCCCTCGTCAAACGCCGCCGAGACCGCGTCGATCTTGGCCCAAAACCACGCGGTGATGCCGTCCCAGTTGTCGTAAATCACATAGGCTGCCGCCGCGAGGGCGGCGACCACCGCCAGCACCGGATTGGCCAGCGCCATCCGCCCCATCCAGAGAAACGCACGGCCGACAAAGCGCAGCGCCCCGCCCAAGATCCGTAGACCCAAGGTCGCCGCCCCTGCCGCGATCCGGCCCAGCAGCAAGACGGCGCGTGTGGCAAAGCCCAGCACCCGCAGCACCGTGCCAGCCGACCAGATCACCGCCGCGAGTGCGCCGTTGAACAGCCAGTAAGCGATGGTGACGGTTTGAACGCCCAATCGAACCAGCAACAGCCCCGCGCGCATCGCGAAGACCAGCGCGGTGAGGCGCGCAATCGAGCGGATCAGGCGCGGGTTCGCCTCGGACCATGCCGAGAACCGATCCATCAGCGGCACCAGCGTGTCGAGCAAGTTGACCACCTCGGGCAGCAGCACCGTGCCAATCGTGATCGCCAGCGCTTCCGCGCGCGATTGCATCGTCTTCAGCGCGCCTGCGGTGTTGTCATTCATCTGCGCCGCCACCCGCGCCGCAGATCCGGCCTCCTCCAAGCTCGCGGCGTAGTCTTGCAGCGAGCCGCTGCCCGCTTGCCCCAAGAGCACGGTGGCCGCACTCATCGCCTCGGTCTCGAACAGGGTCTTGATCATCTCGGACCGCGCGGCACTGCCATAGCCGCGCATCTTCTCGTCGATCTCGGCCAAAAGCTCCGGCACCGCGCGCAGGTTGCCATTGGCATCGGCGGTCTGCACTTTGAGATTCTCCAGCACCTCAGCGGCAGCATTGCTGGGCGCGGCCAGTCGCGTGATCACCGCGCGCAGCGCCGTGCCCGCTTCCGAGCCTTGGATCCCCGCATCGCCCAGCTTGCCCGCCATCGCGGCGGCCGTTTCCAGATCGACGCCCAGCGAGGCGGCGGCGGGGGCGACATACTTCATCGTCTCGCCCAGAGACGAGAGCGTGGTGTTCGAGGTTGTAAACGTGTTGACCAGCACATCGCCCAGATGCCCGGTCTCGCTGGCCTTCATATTGAAGCCGGTCAGCACATTGGAGGCGATATCGGCCGCCGCCCCAAGATCAATCGCGCCCGCGCTGGCGAGATCGAGCATGCCGGGCATGGCTTCAACGGTCTCGGAGACTTTGAATCCTGCCATCGCGAGATATTGCATGCCCTCGGCGGCTTGGGTCGCGGACCACGGCGTCTCCGCCCCGAGCTTGCGGGCGGTGGCATTCAGGCGCTCCAGATCCAGATCTGAGGCGCGCGAGACCGCGCCGACCTTGGACATCGCCGCCTCGAATTTGACGGCGGGCGCGAGCATCCGGCTCATCGCATAGCCCGAGGCGGCCAAGGCTGCCGCCTCCCCCATCAGCGCGCCGGAGCGGGCTTGCGCGGCGGCGATCTGTTGACCCGACAAGGCCAGTTGATCGCGGCCCAAGCGCTGCATGCCCATGCCTGCGCGCTCGACCTGCCGCAGCGCGGTGCGCGCGGGCGCGGTCGCCTTATCGACGAGGCGCAGGATCAGGGCGATGTTGAGATCAGCCATCAAAGGAGCCTTCTTGATCGGTCGGGTTTGCGCGCGCTCGTGCCTTGGCCCACCACAGCGCGAGTTCCTCCACGCTCATCGGATCGATGTCGCGCAGCGGCCAGTGGAACACGGTCGCGAGATCCGCGACCGCCTCGTCAATCTCGTCGGGCAGCTCTAGCCGAGCTGGGCGGCCTCCTGAGCCGCCTGCATCTGCTTCTCGTCCATGAAAAAACCCAGCAGTTGCAAAGAGAGCTCCAAGAAGTCCGCGGGATCCATCGCGGCCACTTCCGCTGTGAGCAAAGGCGGCTGGGTGACGCGCGGCAAAACGACCAGCATGGTGCTAACGTCCATTCGGACGAGCTCGTTGAGCTTGACGCCACGCAGCTCGCCGACGCTGGGCTTGCGCAGAGAGACCTCGGTGATCGGATCGGTGCCGGTGCGCTCGACCGGCTTCGTGAGTGTTACAGTCATCTTAAACTCCAATTAAAATCCCATGGCGGCGCGGGCGGAGGCGAGTTGATCGACCCCGCCGATCACCCGTTTTGCGTTCACGAGGTCGATCTCGAAGATCTCCTCGCCGTTGATCTCGAGGCGGTAATAGCGCACGTCCATCTTCAGCTTGAGCGGCGCATCGGTGCCCGGTTTGAGATCGCCGTTCTCGGTCTCGGTGATCAGCCCCTCGACGGTGGCGATGATCACATCGGCCTCGAAACTCTCCTCGCCGGTCTGGACGGGGCGGAACACGAAGCGCTCTTTGCGGCCCAGCTTTTTGAACAGCGCGGGGTTCCATTCCTTGAAGGAGATCTCAGAGGTCATGCCCTCGAGGCCCATGTCGAGGCCGATGGGGCCATCCATGCCTGCGCCGCGATGGGCCTCGGTTTTGAGTTTGACCTGCGGGAGTTTGGCCTCGGTCGACACGCCAAAATAGCTGATGCCGTCGACGAAGGCGTTGTAGTTC